CTTCCGTCGGAGTAAGCGTGGGCGTAGGAATCGGCGAGATAATATTGTGGGTTCAGGTTCCCATCAATGATGTGCTCTTTCGGAGCGAGCGGCCCATCACCCCCCGGTTCGAGTGTCGGACGCTGGACCCAAACCTCGACGCCGTGGATATGTGCCTTGACGAAGAGTTTGCGACCTCTGGGTATGTTCACGGTTCCAGGCCCTCCTCGGCTTCGAGCGCCATCCAGAGTGCGGCGAGGATGCGGGCGTCACGTTCCTCTCCCCGAGGATAGGCGAACGAGCCAGACCGCTCGCTCCAAGGCACCATATGGACGTGCGATATGGCACGCATCCGCATCAGGGTACACCGGTCTTCCGAGATGATATCTTCAGCCATCAAACAGCGGGCCATCGCGCACAATCCCCACGTCATCGGCTCTCCTTCGTCGAGCCGCCGCGCGATCTCGCGCCACGCCTGCGCTTCGGTGAGTTGGCGTTTCACTATTCCGTCTTCTCCGACTTAGAGGCGAACGTTTCACACTCACAGGCCATCGCGCGACAGCGGCCCGTACCGTTGTCGTGCGCCGTCTGAGGATGGTCACAGTAGGCGCAACGCAGTTTGTGGACGCCGGGATCGGCCGCGCCCTCACGACGGCCGAGCGTCAGGCGATCCTGCTCGCGGAGCCGATCGGCGATGCGCTTGAGCTGTGGGTTCGCCAGCGCCCAGTGGTGGTGCAGGCGGTCCATCTCGCGGAGCATCAGAGTGTTGCTGTTCAATTGCGTGGCGATCGCTTCCCAGTGTTTGACTCCAGCCGACGCGACGACGTCGAGATCGGCTCGCAAGCCACCGTCCATGCTCCGAAGTTCAGTGAGGGCGACGGTGAGTCCGAGGCGGTCGCGCACGAAGCCACGCGCCGACCGTGACCAGAGAAGGATGACAACGGTGAAAAGGTCACCCAGTAACAGCCCGGCGAGGAAGGCGTAAAGCATTCGACGAATCTCCATTGCGATGAGGGGCGGATCGGAGCGGCGCGAAAGTACGAGACTGGAAGCGTATCGCCGTCGTAGCGCCAGATCGAGCCGCCGACACGGCGCGCCTCAATGAGAGTCACCTGATTTCCACAAGCCGCGCGTTCACGCACTGCGTGACGTTTTCCTTTACCCACTCGATGTAGCAACGCTGGCATGCGTTTCCGGTATTGGCCGTCGGGTTCGTGGTGTCGGAGATGCGGAAGATCGGCACCAGCCCGTGCACTGGGCATTCGCCCATCTCGATGAGGACGCTCATAGGAGATTGACGTCCGGGTGTGAAAGCCAGCGCTCGAGCACTTCGAGGTCGTGCTCAGACGCACACGCCTCGTATCGATTCAGTGCACGACGCGTCTCCTCGGCCGCGAGTGACGGGGTGAGCCGGTCAAGTCGGGTGCGAATCTTGGCGATCAACCTCTTCTGAGCGGGGGTCACTGGATGATGGGCTCCCACCGGACGCGGAAGAGGCCGCGCGGTGACTTGCGGCGGAGCTGAATGACGACGCGCCCGGCGTCGGCGAGGGTGAGCGCCGCGCCGCGCGAGTGAGTGCGGGAGCGGGAGCCGTCGGGCAGTCGGACGCGACGGCGGTAGAGCTGGGTGATGCGGTACATGGTTTCCCCGGTGTGTCGGATTTGAGGACGAGACCGCCGGACGGCGGCGCACACAGGGACGAAAAAACGCGGGAGGAAGGCGCGCAATACCCCCCGGTGCCATGTAGCGGTCAGTGCGGCACGCGGGGCCTTTGCCGGGTGGGACGAGAGAGAGGGAGAGGGTGTAGCGTGAGTGTAGCGGTGTAGCGTAGGGGAGAGCGCGCGCGGGGGAGAGAGGGTGTAGCGTGGGACGTGCGGTGTAGCGTGTAGCGTGGGACGTGCGGTGTAGCGTGAGTAGGGCGAGCGGGGGGCGACCGGGACTGTAGCGAGCAGGGTCTACCCCCCTTTTAGGGGGTAGCCCGGCTGCTGCTAGTCCCGGCTAGGTTTGAGGGGGTATTGTGTGGCTCGGTGGGAGGGGGGTAGATTGGGGGTATGATGACACGATCGCAGCGTCGGTGCAACGCCCGAGCCGTTGCCCGAAAGAGCAAGGGAACGGGAAAACGGACGAGAGGGGTGAAGCAAGTACACGAGCTGACGGCCTCGCAGGAGCGGTTCTGTCAGTTGATCGTCGCGGGAGAGGGTCAGCAGGCGGCGTACGAGAGGGCGTATGCCTCCACGGGGAGGACGGCGGCGGAGGGAGCGGCGCGCCTCCGGAAGGACCGGAGAATTGAGGCGCGAATCGCGGAGCTGCGGAAGCCCGTCGTGGAGGAGGCGCAGCTCACGCTCAAAGAGCACCTCAGGGAGCTGAAACGGCTACGCGAGCTGGCCCTTGAGAGGGATCAGGTCGGCGTAGCCGTCACGGCCGAGAACTATCGGGGCAAAGCGAGCGGGCTTTACACCGAGCGGGTGCGGGCGGAGATCGGGCTCACGCTCGAGCAACTGGTCAGCGGAGACGCAGCTGCCCGATGAGCTCCTCGTTGGCGGTTTCTTCGGCTTCGCTCCAGCAGTCGTCGTCCCACTCGAGGATGCCGTCTTGCAGGCGTTCGGCCCAACGCTGCGCCTGTTTGGCGGTCAGCTTGGCGGCGATTTCGGTATGACGGAGCATGTCGTCGTCGCCGAGTGCGCCGCAGACCGACTCCGCGATGCCACTGCGCGTTTCGGTCGAGATGGGGAAGACCTGCCCAACGCGAAGCGTCGGGATGGTGGAGCGGTGGATGAGCCGAATCAGGTCGAGCGCGATGTCGTCGGCCCGCTTCCACGAAGAAACCTCGATCTCGATGAAGATGCGCCCTCTGGTCGTCATGGCTGTTCTCCCCGGTTGTGGCCGGACTTGAGACCGGCCCGTGGTTTACGCTCTCCCTCTCGGGGGAGAGCGCTCTCACCCTACTTGCTGGCGCGCTTGATGCCGTGCCGCTTGGCGAACGCCAGAACGGCGGCCGAGGGGTTGTGGACTTCGCCTCGGACGAGCATGCCCCGGAGACGAGCGTCGTGACCCTGCTTGAACGTGCCGGTGACTTTGGCCTTGCAGCCGCAGAGGCACGGGTTGAGGAGCGCGGAGCGGACCTTGGCTTGCGCCTTGGCGGAAGCGGCGGGCTGCTTGTGCTTTGCCACGGGAACCTCCTTGTTGGCGACCTCAGTCGCCGGTTCGGCCTTCGCAGGTGCGACGGCCGTCTTGCGGTAGCGCGTGCTCATTTCTCTCTGTGCTTCGACCGTCGGCTTCGTCCGGGCGATCCGGTTGGGGCTCGTCACGGGGAAGAAGTCCGCGAGGAGCGTGTCCTTGGCGCTTGTCGGAGCTTTTGTTTGCGCGCGCTCGGCGCGGGCGTTCATTTGGGCGAGTTTCTGCGTGGCGCTCATGGTGGTTCCCCCCGGTTTGGGCCGCGTCGTTGCGGCCGACGGAGGAAAGAAAAAGCATGGACCGTGCTCGCGCAAGTATTCCTGCGCGGGCAGTTTGAGCGGGTTTTGCGTCCGGAGAGCGTCACGCGGGGGGCAAGAAGGGTAGTTTGGGCCGTCCGTGGCCTCTTGGCCCCCTCCCCTCTGAGCGTTTGGTTTGGCCGAGGAGACTGCTCGAGTGCTGTTTGGTTCGGGAGCACCCCTCAGAGACGATTCGGTTGTGCGCATCCCGGACCTCGAGGTCTGAGACCACGCAACCAAACAGTCCCAAACTCCCAAATACAGTGATTCGCAGCCAGGAGGACCCATCGCTTGGGACCGCTAAGGCCATAGAGGAGGGCCGGGCTTCGATCATCAACAAGCGCGCAACTTTTCCTTTCTGTTTGATATTCTCAGCCATATGAATAAAGCCGTACAGCTCATAACTGAGTGGCGTAAAGACGCCGTGAAATTTGTGCGCGACAACTTCAAGATAGAGCCAGACAAGTGGCAGATCGCCGCACTCCGGGCGTTCTCCTCTACGGACGCTCGCGATCAGCGTATCGCGATGAAGGCGTGCAAGGGACCCGGTAAGACGGCGGTACTGGCGTGGATGATATGGAATTTTCTCAGTTGTTTCGGCTCAGTCGGAGAGCACCCAAAAGGTAAGGCCACCGGCATCACGGAGCAGAATCTCGACGACAACCTATGGCCGGAGTTGTCCAAGTGGCAGAAACGCTCTCCCTATCTCACGCACGCCTTTACGTGGTCCAAGTCTCGCATCTTCGCTAACGAGCACCCGGAGACGTGGTTCTTCGCGAAGCAGGCGTGGCCCAAGTCTGGAAATCCGCAGGAGCAGGCCAACACGTTGGCGGGACTTCATGGAAAATTCGTCCTCTTCGTGATGGACGAGTCGGGCGGCATCCCGACTCCGGTGTCCGCGACCGCCGAGGCGGGTCTGGCGAACGCCGATCTCGAGGGTGCGTGGGCCAAGTTGGTGCAAGCGGGAAATCCGACGCATCTGGAAGGTCCTCTCTACGACGCTTGCACCGTTCACTCTCATCTCTGGGCTCTCATAGAGATCACCGGCGATCCCGACGACCCCGATCGTTCGCCCCGCATCTCCAAGGTCTGGGCGCGGCAGCAAATTGACATGTACGGCGCGGACAATCCGTGGGTACTGGTCAACGTCTTCGGTAAGTTCCCGCCGTCCTCGCTCAATGCTCTGCTCGGCCCGGACGAGGTGCGCGCCGCGATGCATCGTCATCTTCGGGATGACGACTACTCCTTCGCTCAGAAGCGCCTCGGAGTGGATGTCGCCCGGTTCGGGGACGACCGCACCGTCATTGCCCGTCGTCAGGGACTCTGTGCTTCGTTCCCGTTTGACATCATGCGCGGTGAGCGTACCACCTCTATCGCTGCCCGCGTGCTCTACACCAAGCGGGAATGGGGATCGGAGATGGAACTGATCGACGACACCGGACACTGGGGACACGGTGTCATAGACAATCTTCTCGCCGCTGGACTGTCTCCCATCGGGGTGCAATTTCACGCCCCCGCTCTCAATCCGCGTTATCGCAATCGCCGCGCTGAGGGGTGGCTGGAGATGGCGGACTGGGTGAAGCGTGGTGGCGCTCTGCCGGACGTTCCCGAGCTGGTCGCGGAACTGACAACGCCCACTTACACCTTCGCCAACGGCAAGTTCATTCTGGAGGAGAAGGACCAGATCAAGGAGAGACTCGGCCGATCCCCTGATCTCGCCGACGCGCTGGCTCTCACCTTCATGCTGCCGGAACTTCCCGCCTCCGACGTTGTCCGAGCACGCATCGGCTTCGTCAGTACGCGTGTGGATGGCTTCACGGGAAACGTCGTGGAGCACGACTATGATCCTCTCGCCGAGGTCACATCATGAGCCTGCCGACATGGGCCGTCTCCCTTCTGCTGTGGGCCAACGGTGGGCTACTCGCCGTCGCCTTCGGGCTGCTGTATCGGCAGGTCGAGAGTCGTCGCATCGAAGAGAGTATCACGGCGGCGGCGACGTCGCTCCGTGAAGAGCTGCTGACGACCAACCAGCGGTTGGAGCTGCTGGAGCGCGAGGTCTTCGGGTTCAATGGTGAGGACGGGTTGCGACAGATCGTGCACGCGCTCAGGGAGGAATCAACATGAAGCTCTCAAAAAACCGGCTCAAACTGTCCAGCGGTAAGATCATCAAGTTCAAGTCCGCCAGGAAACGCGCCAACTGGGAGCGCGTCGCGCAGGCGTACAAGCACGGCTGGCGTCCCAGAGGCAGGAAATAGTGTTCGCGCGTGAGACGCTCTCTCCTGAGCTCATCGAGGAGCTGACGCCGCTACTTCAGCAGCACTGTACCGAGGTAGAGGACGAGTCGCCGCTCGACGTGGACTGGGAGCGTTACTACGCCGCCGCCTCGACTCTGCGTCTCTATACGGTGCGTCTGGAAGATCTGATCGGATACGCCAGCTTCTTCGTCGTGCGCAATCCGCATTTTCGTTACTCGTTGCAAGCGCTACAGGATACTTTGTTTTTGAACCCTTTCTACAGAGGCCGGTTCATTGGACCCCGATTCATTGAGTGGTGTGACCGGCAACTCGCTCTGGAGGGGGTACAGAAGGTGTATCATCACGTCAAGACGGCGCACGATTTCGGACCGATGTTGGAGATGCTCGGATATTCATGCGTGGAGCTAGTCTACGCGAGGAGACTGGATCATGGCGGCGTTCGCGGCGATGGCGGCGATGTCTCTGAGCTCGCTGGTCATGCAGAATCAGGCAACGCAGGAGGCGAAGGGCATCAAGCCGCCCCCTCCCGTCAGGCCGCCCACGCCGGAGCTCGATCTGATCGAGCAGCGGCGGCGTCGCGCGGCGGCGGTCGTTGGGCGACAGAGCACTAATTTGACGGGCGGACTCACGACGAGTGCGCCGACGCAACGCAAGACGTTGCTGGGGCTGTAACGAATGACTGAATCGCGGCGACAAATCTACGAGCGACTGCGCGTGCAGCTCAAGAACGAGCAGGCGTCATTCGTCTCGCACTGGCGCGAGCTGAACGACTACGTCCGGCCGCGTCGTGGACGCTTCTTCACCTCGGATCGCAATCGGGGCGATCGGCGCACGCAGAAGATCATAGACAGCACCGCCACTTTGGCAGCGCGGACACTCAGCGCCGGGATGATGTCGGGCCTGACGTCACCCGCGCGGCCGTGGTTCCGTCTGACGACATCCGACCCCGGCTTGGCGGAGTCCGGCGACGTGAAGGAGTGGCTCTACTACGTCACGCAGCGACTCGGCACAATCTTTCTGCGCTCGAATCTCTACAATGTACTGCCCATCATGTACAGCGACCTCAGCGTCTTCGGCACGGCGGCGTTCGGCGTGTTTGAAGATCTGAAAGACGTCATCCGCTGCACGTCGTATCCGATCGGTAGCTACATGATCGCTAACGACGAGCGCGAAGTCGCCAACGTCTTTATGCGCGACTTCGAGATGACGGTGCGGCAGATCGTGATGAAGTTCGTGCAACAGCCGGACGACACGATGGATTGGGGCGCCGCGTCGCGGAGAGTCAAGGAGCTGTGGGATCGCGGGCAGACGGAGGCGTGGATCCCTGTGGCGCAGGTCGTCACGCCCAACGATGAGTATCACTCCGGCGTGACGCTGAGCAAGTTCAAAGAGTTTCGCTCGTGCTATTGGGAGACAGGCACGCGTGAGGACGACCGCTTTCTGGACGAGGCGGGATTCGACGAGTTTCCGGTGCTCGCGGCGCGATGGGAGACGACGGGTGAAGACATCTACGGTACAGATTGCCCCGGCATGACGGCGCTCGGTGACATCAAGCAGCTTCAGCTCGGTGAACGGCGGGCGCTGCAGGCCGTTGAGAAGTCGGTCAATCCGCCCATGGTGGCGCCGCCGGGTATGCGTAACTCCAAGCTTACCATTCTGCCCGGTGAGGTCAGCTACGTGCAGGAGGCGGCGAACCAGTCGTTTCGCCCGGCGCACGAAGTCAACTTCGATCTGCAGAAGTTGGAGTTGAAGCAGGGACAGGCACGTGCGCGCATTCAACGCGCTTTCTACGAAGACCTCTTTTTAATGATGACGGAGCTGGATCGGCGCGAGATCACGGCACGCGAGGTGCAGGAGCGACATGAAGAGAAGCTCTTGGTGCTCGGTCCGGTGCTGGAGCGGTTGAATCAGGACGTCTATGATCGGCTGATCGATCGAGCGTTCGGCATCGCGTATCGGCGCGGCTTTATTCCACCGCCGCCAGAGCGGCTGCAAGACGAGCCGCTCAAGGTTGAGTACATCTCGCTCATGGCGCAGGCGCAAAAGTCGGTTATGCTTGGCGGATTGGAGCGTTTCGCGCAAGACGTCATGCAGATCGCCTCAGTCGATCCGTCGGTGCTTGACGTGATTGATCGAGACGCCATGATCCGAGAGTTGGCGGAATCCACCGGCGTGCCGCCGCATCTCACGTTGCCGGAAGAGACCGTCGCAGAGACGCGAGCGGCGCGTGCGCAGGCGGCGCAACAGCAACAAATGGCCGAAAATATGAAACAGCTCGGTGTCGGCGCCAAAAATCTTGCGGCGGCTGATACCACCAAGAAGAGCGCCTTGACCGACTTGCTCGGCGTGGCGGCTCCAACCGAGGAGATGATGCAATGAGCGCGAACACTCTCAGCAAGACGTTTTCCGCTATCGGAGCGGGATCGGCTCTCTTTCTGTCCATCGGAAAAAAGCTCTCCTACTCAGCCAGCGTCGCGGGCGGCGAGCAGTTTCTCGGCTATCTCGTGTTGCAGCGTTCACGAGACGGCGGGCTGACGTGGCAGGAGGTCATCAGCTCCGTGGACATCGAAGATGACACGTCGGTGGCGGGGACGCTGATCGTCACACATCCGTCCGGCGAGCATTTTCGTTGGAAGGCGCTCGCGATGGACGGCGCTGACCCCGGTCCGGCCAGTGACGACGTCATCACCGTCGTCTCCGATGTCGTCATCGGAACGCGCACACGCGTATGCGCAGCGGGCTCTCGCGCGGGGGCGACGGCGGGTTTCGTGGTGACCGGCATTGATACTGGGCACGCCGCGACGCTGCCTGAGAATAAGACGGCCTCGACTCTGGTGGTGCCAGTTCCGTTGGATCCCGGTGAGACGATCACGGCGTTTCGCGTACTCGGAGCGCTGCAGGCGGGCACCGCCAAGCCCACGGTGCTCAACGCCAGTCTTCTGGCTCTCACCGGCGGAGCGGCGGGCGTGGTGGAAACTGAGATCGCCGCGATCGTTGAGCTGGAAGTTGAAGCGGACACTCCGCTCACGGCGGTGAACGCCGGAGTGGACGAACTATCGCGCGCCATTGTGGCGGATGAGACGGTCTGCGTGCTCATCACCGGCACGACGTTCAACGACGCCGCGTCCACGGCTGAGATACTGGGCATCGAGGTGACGCTTGCTTGAACCGCGCGCCGCTACGGGCAACGTCGCTTCGCGCGCGCAGGTGGACCGCGCGGAGCGCATCGAGAAGCGACGACAGCTTCTTGACGATCAGGATTTCACGGCGCTGCTCGATCTGCCGTCAGGACGGCGTTTTCTGTGGCGGCTGCTGGCGCATTGCAAGACGTTCGAATCCATCTTCGACGGACACGGATCAAAGATGAGTCATAACTCGGGGATGCAGGACGTCGGACACTTCGTCCTCGGCGAGATTCAGCGCGTCCGACCGGAAGCGTTTCAACAGATGCAGCAAGACGTCAAACTACGGGAGCAAACTGATGCCTGATCCAACGCCTGAGGAGGCCCTCGCTACCGCGCAAGCCGACCTCAAGAAGGCGAATGAAGATCTGACGGTGCTTCGCACCCGCTACACGCCGCCGGAGAAGGGAGAGTACAAGTTCGAGTTGCCGAAGGACGGACGGCTCACGGGAGAGCACACGAAGAGGACAGCGGCTCTAGCGGCCAAGCTGGGACTCTCACAGACGCTCGCTCCGGAGTTGATCACGTTTCTCGACGCCGAATTGAAGCAACGCGACGAGACATTTCTCTCCGACAACGGTCCTGACGGATCGGCGTGGAAGAAGCGCACCGAGGAGTGGCAGGCGCAGGCGTTGGCCGACACTGAAATCGGCGGAACGCCGGAGAAGCTCACGGTGAGTGCCGAGATGGGTCGGCGCGTGTTGGACGGGTTCTTTTCGAAGTCTGTCAAGGAGTTCTTTGACGCGACGGGGTTCGGATCGCATCCCGACGTGCTACGAGGATTTGTCAAGCTGGGACGGCTGCTGGAGGAGGGCAAGATGTTTCCGGTCACCCAGAAGTCGGACAGCACCAGAAAGTCCAACGAGGAAGTCTTCTTTGGAAAACCGGCTGAGAAGGCGACCTGACAACTACGGAGTTCATCGCACCATGCGAAATACCCTGAAGTGGGCGGCGATCTTTCTCATCGCGCTGGCGCTGACCGTCGCGCTGGGAGCGCCGCCGCTGAATCTCGGACTCGATTCATTTCCGCTGATCATCGGCGCGACGGTGGGTGGCACCGTCATGACGATGGCGGATTGGGCAAAGACGCTCGATCCGAACGGAAGACCCGCGCGCATCATCGAGATGCTCACGCAGAAGAACGAGCTGCTCGATGACGCGATGTTCATGGAAGGCAATCTGGAGATTGGACACCGCACCACGATCCGGACCGGACTTCCGACGGCCTACTGGCGGCTGCTGAACGTCGGAACGCCGCCCAGCAAGGATACCACGGCGCAGGTCACGGAGAGCTGCGGCATTCTGGAAGCGCTCTCCAAGATCGACGTCGAAGTGGCGAATCTTGGCGGCAACCCGGCGTCGGTGCGGCTCAGCAAGTCGCGCGCCTTCGTCGAGGCGATGTCGCAGGAGATGGCGCAGACGCTCTTCTACGGCAACGTGACCAGCGCACCGGAGGAGTTCAACGGTCTGTCGGTTCGCTATTCATCGTTGTCGGCCGCGAACGGCAAGAACATCGTGGCCGGGGGCGGCGCGGGCGACGACAACAGCTCGATCTGGCTCATTTGCTGGGGGCCGGAGAAGGTCACGGGTATCTTCCCGAAGGGCTCGACGGCGGGTGTGCAGCACAAGGACTACGGCGAGCAGCTCATCGCCGACGCTACCGGCATCGCGGGCGCCGTACTTCCGGCGTTCGTGGACCTCTGGCAATGGAAGTGCGGGCTCGTGGTCGAGGACTGGCGCTACGCGGTGCGCATTTGCAACATCGACATCTCGGCGCTCGTTGCGGAGTCCAGCGACGCCAATCTCACCAAGCTGATGACGAAGGCCATTCATCGGCTGCAGGACACCGGTGGGAAGGTCGCGTTCTATGCCAACCGAACCATCGTCGAGTTCCTCGACATTCAGCGGCAGGAGCGCGTGCAAACGGGCGGTCAGCTCGGCTACGGCGTCGTAGACGGCAAGAATACTCTGACGTTCCGGGGCATTCCGATTCGCACCTGTGACGCGCTGCTCGAAACCGAAGCTACCGTCTCGTAACTCACTCGGAGAACTACTACCATGTTCATTGACGCGCAAAATCGCTTTTCCAACGCCCAGAGCATCACAACCGGCTCTGGGTCCGGCTCTGCGCCGGGGGTCGTCTCGACGAACCTCGTTGATCTCGGAGCCGAGCGTCGCATCGGCACCGGACGAGGACTGCACATCGTCATTCTCGTGACGACAACGCTGGCGTCGAGCGGCGGCAACGACGCGATGGATATCAATCTGTACTCCGACGCCGATTCGGCGTGGGGTTCGGCGACGTTCCGCCAGCGGGTAGCGACGCTGGACGCCGTGGCTCCCGCTGGAACGCTGGTGATCGGCACGATTCGACCGAACATACTGAACGAGCGGTACATCGGCCTGTATTACATTTCGCAGACGTCGGACGCTTTCTCGGCGGCGGGTATCACGGCGTTCATCGCCGATCAGGACGACATCGATGCGTGGGTCGCTTACGCCGCGAACTACACCATCAGCTAAGGAGCACTGACACATGAAAGTTCGAGCCACGCGGAAGGGCTACTTCGGTGAGCGACGCCGCTCGGAGGGAGAGTTGTTTGAGTTTCCTGACGATCGGACTCTGCCTTCCTGGGTGGAGGTGGTCACCGAAGCAGTCCTCGCACCGTCCGCACCTTCCAGCGAGGACGGGCCTGAGACCCTGTCGGAAGCGGCAGGGGTCACGAAGAAGAAAAAGAAGAAGACCTGAGGGAGTGCAGCGGTTTGAACGGGCGGGCCGAGCCCTCATCGGCCCGTCCTTCAGGCGAGGAGTAATGTATGAGCGGCGCAGCGGTTCTCATTCTCTCGGCGGCGACGGCGGCGCCCACTACGGGCGAGGCGCACGAGCCGAGACGCGATCAGCGAACGTTTCAAGCCATCGTCGAGACCAGTTCCGGTGACGGAACGGCGACGATTGAGATGTACGGTTCTGACGTTCCGCCCACGGCGGGCGTCGGCAATAACGGCGTGCTGCTTGGCACCATTGGACTCTCGGGCGCGTCAGGAACGGCAGACGGCTTTGCGTCCGTCACGCCGTGGCGGCACGTCTGGGCCAAGCTGACGGCCATCTCGGGAGCGGACGCCTCGGTGGACGTCTGGATGGGCGTATGATCTCCACTAACCCAAGAGTGACCGGCATCGCGCCGCGCGAACCGAGCGTCGTCAAGGCGTTCGGTGCTGATGTTCCGGTCGCGACGGATCGCGACGGTATCTGCGCGGCGCAGCAGCTCGTCGGCGCGGGTTCGCTTGTGCTCGATGGCGTGGGAGTCTCGGGCGGCGCGTATGCGTGTGGCTTTACTGGCGGACGCAAGATTACGGTCTACTCGGCCGGTGATCTCAGCGCGCGCACTTTCACCATCACAGGGACGGACAAGGACGGCGCGGCGCAGACCGAAGACATCGTTGGACCTGACACGACGCCGACCACGAACACCGGAACCAAGCACTTTCAAACGGTCACCGACGTGTCGGTGGACGGCACGGTCGGCACCGACGTGGAGGTAGGATTCGCGGCGTCGCTCGTCTGTCTCTTTCTGCGCGACGGCGCTGCGTTCGATCTTCGGCCGACGAACGGTGAGACGGTGATCATCGCGCTCTACGGCGCGACAGGCGTCGGGTTTGGCGATCGCGCGGCGCTCAAACTCGTCGGTCCGGCGACGGGCACTTTCACGTTTGCCGACGGCACCACGCCGTCTGATGCGCGCGTGTACTTCGCGGGCGGCACCGAACCGACCGTGACCGTCTCGGGAACAGATTGGTTCGAGTTTGTTTGCATTAGCGACGCGACTAGCGGCGACACACTCTGGTACGCCATCGCTGTCGTTCAAGACATCAAGGTATAAGACCATGGCGCTCTCCAAGACGTCCATCTGCAATTTGGCACTGCTGCATCTCGGTCACTCGAAGCGATTGGCGAACGTAGAGAGCGATCAGACGGCGGCGGCGAACATCTGTCGCACCGTCTACGATCAGGCGCGTGATGAGGCACTGCGTGATTCTCCGTGGCCGTTCGCTGCGCAGCGCGGCGCTCTCGGGCTCGTTGAGGCGAACCCAAATGCGGAGTGGGCCTACGCTTATCGCTATCCGGATGACTGTCTTTTTCTTCGTCGTCTGCTCAGCGATACGCGAGATGACGGCGTGCATGTATCCTACCGTCTGGGGCAAGACGACGAGGGTGAGCTGATCTTCACAGACCGCGCCGACGCTGAGGCGGAGTGGACGGTGCGTGTCGAGGACACCGGACGTTATCCGCCTGACTTCGTGCAGATGCTATCGTCATTGATCGCGGCGTATGCGGGACCGGCGCTTACCGGTGGTGATGAGTTCAAGCTCAGCGAACGCGCGCTTCGGATGTACGATTGGGCGCGAATGCGAGCACGAGCGAATGCGGCGAACGAAGAGCAACCTGATCAAGAAGCGGACGGCGCGCTTCTCCGCGCTCGTGGCTAATCTCGCGCAGCGCTCGTTCGCCAGCGGCGAGATCGCGCCGTCGCTCTTTGCGCGTACCGATCAGGTCAAGTATGCGACCGGATTGCGCACGTGTCGCAACTTCATGGTGATGCGACATGGCGGCGTGACGAATCGTCCGGGGACACAGTTTGCGGATACTACGAAGAGTAGCGCAGCGGTGCGACTCGTCAAGTTCGTGTTCAATGCTGCGCAGACTTACGTACTGGAGTTTGGTCATCTGTACGTGCGGTTCTATCAGTCAGGGGCGCGCATCGCGTACGAGATTGCGTCGCCCTACGCGATAGGAGAACTTTGGGACCTAAAGTTCGTGCAGTCGGCCGACGTCATCACTGTGGTGCATCTCGATCATCCGCCGTACGAGCTGAGGCGACTAGGACATACGAGTTGGACGCTGACGGCAGCAGATTTTAGCAACCCAATCGATCCGCCGACAGAGCTGGTAGTTTGGGATGCCGTGGGGAACGGCGCATGGCTGAAGGTTACGACGATCGATGCTGAGACGGGGAGCGAGAGTCTGCCGTCGGCGGCTCAAGAGTACGAATACGACGGCGCCATTGGGCCGAATCCTCAGTTGATGTGGACCGCCGTGCCGGGCGCAAGTTTCTACAACGTGTACATGTCCGTCGGTGACGACGATCAAGGATCATTCGGTTTCGTCGCGTCGGTGACGGCGCCGCGTTACAATATCGTACAGCAGGCGGCACCCGACTACCTCAACGCACCGCCGGTCGCGCGTGAGCCTTTCTCCAGTGAAGACAACTATCCTTCCGCCGTCGGTTACTATCAGCAACGACAGTGCTTCGCGAGCACGCGCGCGGCGCCGACCGCCGTCTGGACGTCGCGCTCAGCCGACTATCTCAATCTCGGCATCTCGACGCCGCTACAAGACGACGATGCGGTTACCTTCAGTCTCGTCGGACGACAGGTCAACGGCGTGCAGCACTTATTGGATCTCGGACGGCTTGTGCTCTTCACCGACGCGGGTGAATGGGTCATCGCCGGAGACGCCGCCGGGATTCTGCGACCGGGGGAAATCAATCCTCGGCAGTACAGTTACAACGGCGCGCATCGCCTGTCACCCGTTATCATCAACGATACGGCAATCTACGTGCAAGCACGCGGAACGATTCTGCGCGATCTGGCGAGCGACGTCTCAACGGAGGGTTTCAAAGGCAGCGATCTGACCATTTTTAGCGCGCACCTTTTCGACGGCTACAGCATCGTTGATTTGGACTATCAACAGATTCCGCAATCTGTCATCTGGGTCGTGCGCTCAGACGGCGCTCTTCTCGGACTAACCTACGTCAAAGAGCAGCAGCTCTGGGGTTGGCATCGGCATGACACCGACGGTTTCGTAGAAAACGTCTGCGTGGTGCCTGAAGGGAACGAGGATCGCGTATATCTAGTAGTGCGTCGCGTCATCAACGGGCAGACTAAGCGGTATGTCGAGCGAATGGCATCGCGATTCTTCTCTGATATCGCAGATGCCTTCTTCGTGGACAGCGGATTGTCGTATGACGGACGCGACGCAGGAGCGGAGAGTGGTATCACCATGACACTCTCCGGCGGCACGGAATGGGACAGCGCCGAGACGCTCACTATCTCGGCCAGCGACGATTTCTTCGGTTCCGATGACGTCGGCAACGCCATCTTTCTGCACGCTGATGACGGAGCGGTTGTTCGGTTCATGCTCCGAGCGTACACCAGTCCCTCGGTCATGACGGGACGCGCGACAACTACGGTGCCGACGGCGGCGCGATCCACGCCGATAGCGGAGTGGGACTACGCGGTGGACGTGGTGGGGGGACTCGAGCATCTGAATGGAAAGGCCGTCAGTGTGCTGGCTGACGGCTTCGTGGTCTCCAGCCCAAATAACACGAGCATCACCTCAAAGACCGTCAGTGGAGGGGGTGTGACGCTGGATCGCCCCTACGCGTGCATCCACGTCGGATTGCCGTACATTTGTGATTTTGAGACGCTTGATCTGGATACGGCGGAAGGTTCGTCGCTCAAAGAAAAGAAGATGCTGGTCAATCGCGTCGGGCTTTACGTTGAGAAGACGCGCGGACTCTTCGTCGGTGCGCGAGCGCCGGAGAGTGATGCAACCGACGCGCTTGACGGACTCAGCGAGGCACAGATGCGCGACAGCCACCCGCTCTTCGTCGAATCATTTGACGATCCAATCGCGCTGCTCACCGACGTGATGACGGTGGATATTGAGCGGTCGTGGGATTCAAACGGTCGCGTGTTCGCTCGACAGGTTGATCCACTCCCCGCTACCATTCTCTCTGCGATTCCGCAGGGAAAGATTCCTCGGACCTAGGACTGAACCATGGGAGCCACAGCCGCGCTCTTGATCGCTGGCAGCGGATTGCAAGCGACGACGCAATGGCGGCAGGGCGACGCGGCACGCGCGCGCGGCGAGTATCTGGGTGCCATGGAGGAGCAGAACGCCAAGCTGGCTGATTGGCAGGCGGAGGACGCCATCGCGCGGGGCTATGAGACAGCGTTCAAACATCGCGGTGCGCAGCGCGCCGCGCTCGCCGCACAGGGGATCAGCGTCGGCTCGGGTTCGGCGCTCGACGTACAGCTCGACGATGAGCTCATCATTCGCAATAACGCGCGACTCGCAGCGTGGGGTTATCGTGTGGAAGCGGCCGGTTTCCGTTCGCGAGCGCATCTGGCGCGCGTCGGCGGACGCATAGAGCAGTGGGGTGCGCGCGCGACGGCGGGTAGCACGTTGCTCACCGGAGGTGCGCAGACGTACGGCGCCTACCGCACGTGGAAGGGAAAGTAAACATGCCAACCGTTCCGCGCATTGCCGATCGAGCGCCGCTTCCCGGTCCTCGACTCTCATCGAGCGCTCCTTCGAGCGCGTTTGAGGTGCCTCAGATCGACGTATCCGGCTTGACGCGTGAAGTTGCGAAGATCGCTGAAGAAGAGCGACAGAAGGCCGATCAGATCGCGTTGACGGACGCTTACGGCAAACTCTCGGCGCTCGATACGCAACTGCTACACGACCCAAAGACTGGCGCGTTCAGTCGGCGCGGACAGAATGCTTTCACAGCACCGGAAGAGACGCGTGCTGCGTGGCAAATGGGTGCGGCTGAGATCGCACATGGTCTCACGACGGACGCGCAGCGCATGGCGTTTCATCGCACCGCTGTGCTGCGCGGTGCAGACCTCGATCGCGCCGTGCAGCAGCACGTCGCGGGGGAGATTCAGCGTTATGACGACGAAACGATGCAGAACTACATCATCAATGAGCGCGACGCTGCGACGCTCAACTTTCGCGATCCGGCACGTGTGCAGTCAGCTATCGGCAATCAAATCGCGGCACTGACGAAGTACGCGCAGCGTAACGGTCTTCCGGAGGAGTGGAAGGCCGAGAGGATCGCTGAAGCGCGGAGTAAGACGCACATTGGTGTGATCGATCGCATGCTGTCGAACGGCTTCGATCGGTTGGCCAAGAGATATTATGAAGCGAATCGAGATGGACTGACGGGTGCGGATGTTTCGCGCGTGGAAGAAAAGTTGCAGAGCGCCTCAACGGACGGTGAGGCCATTCGCGCCGTGACGGAAGTGTGGCAGAAGCTTGGACCTAAGACACCGAACGATCCGCTCAAGATCGCGACGATGGAGGATGTTATTCGTGAGAAGTACAAGGATGAGCCGAACGTCATCAAGGCGGCGATGCTGGAGTTACGCTCGCGCGCGCAGGCGTTCAACGCAGAGCAGTCGGAACTGACCGCGACGAACAAGGCAGCGGTACTCGGCGCGTTCAACCGAGGCGCGACGCTGTCGCGACTGGTGCGCATGCCCGCTTATCTGGAGCTCTCCGGCACCGAGCAGGAGCAGATCAAATCGTACGTCGTAGACCGCGTGCACGTGTTGACAGAGCGCGTTGAAACGGAGCGCGTGCGACGCGGCTTTCAAGCGTATTGGCAACTTTCTGATCCGCGACGACTGCTCGCGATGTCTGACAACAGCATTCTGGCGCAGGAGCCAGTGCTCGGGCGAGAGTTGGTCGGTGATCTCATGCGACAGAAACGTGTATTGACGACTTCAGAGATTAGGGTACGCGACGCGGCGGTGGACACTGACGCCTTCAGGCATCTCGCGCGACGAGCGGGCATTGATCCGGATGACAAGACCAACGCGGCCGATCTCGGCGCGCTGCGCTACAAGATCGAGAACGCGGTGGACCGTGAGCAGGAACGCGCTGGACGACAGTTGACGCGTAAAGAGAAGGACGCAATCATCCAAGGCGCGCTGGACACGAAGGTCATGCTGGATAGGTTTATATTGCCTGATCCGGAGCGCATCGCGGCGCTCGTGACGCCGGATGAGCGCGGGCGGGCTTATGTACCACTGTCCGCTATTCAGAAAACGAGTCCAATGTTCATCAGAGATGCCATCAATTGGCTGCGCTCTGAAAATTTAGTGGCTCGCCCCGAGCTGACGGACCGGCAACTGGAGGAAACATTCACCCGACGCATTGAGCACGCCTACGCCGCGCGGCTCACGGGAGCGTCGCGAAAGGAGATTGAAGACATCTTACGAGGGATGCGATGACCGGTCCTCGGCTGTTTCCGACTGAGCTTCTTGACGAGCGTTTACCGCAGGCGCGACGTCTCAGCATAGAGATGGCGCCGGATGAAGCGGCGCGTATCCTGAAGCTGCAACTCTCCACCGGATTGCCACGCGATTTCATCGCGCGCAACCTCGATCAGGTCGAAGCGCGTTCCTCTGAGATCGCGACGAATCCAGAAGAATACCGACGCCGTAATCCGTTCGTGGCGCAATGGCTCGCTGAGCATCCGGATCACGTCGCGCTCGCCAAGGATGACCTCTCGCAGCTCGGCGTGGTCGAGGGGGCAGTGCGCGCGTTGCAGCGCGGCTGGCAAACAGGCAAGGAGCAGTCGTGGCTCGGACGGTGGGGCGCACAGGCACGGCGGCAACGCGGTCAGCTCACGTTGGAGCAGCAGAAACAGATTGATGTGCTCAATATCAGCATAGCGCGTGAGCCCACGGGTCGCGCTTTTTGGCAGGACGTACTCTATCGCGGCGCGCAGCTCGTAGGACAGATGAGCGACGCGGCGCCGACGGCGGTAGAGAGCGCGACGGCGGGATTTGCGACCGGCGCGGCGATGGGGGCGATTGCCGGGCCAGGGGCGATGATCACTGCCGCTGGCGGCGCGCTCGTCGGAGGCGTTTCGGGATTGGCCCGCTATACGTTCATGGTAGAATCTGGGCAGGCGTACTTGGAGTTGTCACAAATTCGTGGAGAAGAGGGTGAAACGCTAGATGAGAACGCTAAACAGACAGCGGCCATCGGTGTCGGTGTCATTAACGCGGCATTGGAGCTGACTGGCGAAGCGCTCATCGCTCGTCCCTATGTACTGGCAGCGCGACGCTTCATGCGGCAGACCGCGAAGGATCTGCTCGTGCGTCCCACGATGCGCTCGGCGATGGCCAACTTCGGCAAGTCATACGCGCTGGCCATCGCGGGCGAGACGACAACTGAGGTCATGCAGGAGATGACGAACGTCGTCGCGGAGGAACTCGCAAAGACGGCTACGCGTGGCGACTTCACTACGGTGATGCGTGATCCTGAGCAGCGCGAGGCGATGGTACAGCGACTCGCTGACATCGCCGATCAAGTGGGCAAGGGCATGCTTCTTGTTGGGTTGCCGGGCGCGGGTGTTCATTTGGCGTCGAGTGTCGTCGCGGCGCGGCGCGCGCAGACGCGAGCAGATTTTTACAGGGCGCTTGGTGAGGGCGTTACCGAATCTAAGACGTTTCAGCGACTACCCGAAGCGTTGCGTGACGTAGTGGCGCGCGCGACGCGAGACGGGCCGCTGGAGCGCGTCTTCATCGATCAGTCCGTCTTTCAAGAGTACTGGCAGAGCAAGAATGCCGATCCGCGCGAGATGGCGCGTGAACTGTGGGGCTCAGCGGCGGAATACGATCACGCGACAGCGACTGGTGAGTCGATGGCGCTGCCGACGGCCGACTATGCGACGAGGATCGCGCCTACAGAGCACAATACCTTCTTCGCTGACGAGTTGCGTCGTGCGCCGGGCGAATTGAACGCACGCGAGGGTAAAGAGTTAGAAGGGCAGCTCGCTGAGCAGGCGAAGACGGTCGCGCCCAAAGATGAAGCGGCGCGTGAAGCGCTTACCGTGAAGATCGGCGAGCAGTTGCAGAAGACGGGCGTCTATGACAAGACGGCATCGCGCTCGCTGGCTGAACAGATGTCGGCGTTCTTCACGACGATGGCGGCACGCACGGAGCAGACGGCAGAGGCACTTTTCAACCGTTATGGTGTGACGATCACGAAAGGCGAGCCGCTGAGCGCCGGTGAGCGCGCGAAGAGCTTCATTGAGAAAATGGCCGGTAAGGTGCAAGAGATGTTGGAAGTTGGCAAGCGGCGTGCGGTGCAGGAACCGGGCATGCCTGATCTCAGCGCGGCACTGGAGCGTGAGGGCAAGCTTTTCTATCAGAAGGAACCGTCTACGGTCGCGATGTTGCCGGGCTTTTACTCCAAAGCGGAGCGCATCATCAATGAGAGGATGGGCGGACGCGCGACACCGAGAGAAATCACGCAGTTGTTGAAGAACGCTGGAGTCAAGGCGGAAGAACTCGAGTGGATGCATCTGCAAGAGTTTTTTGAAAATCTCTTGCATAGAGCTGGAACGGATGCTTCGTTGAGCGAGTCGCGACAGATCGCGAAGATCGATCTGCTTAGCTTCATGCGCGCTAATCGACTCAACGTACGAGAGATCCGACCTCGGGCTTATATCGATGAGCACGCTTACAGGATAGAGCTGGAGGAGCTCGGACAAGAAATCGATAATGAGTGGCGTGAAAAATTGCGTAGTACCAACATACATGAACAGAAAGACGGGTTTTTCGTGGTCGAATACGAGGGGAAAAAGAAAGTCTTTCAAGGTGCCGACGCTAAAAAGCGGGCTGACCATTGGCTCTACGATCAAATTGACAATGATACTGCGTATCAGGATCGATTGAACGAGGCCGCGCTCAGTAGAATAGAGCCAGCTACCTACGATGAGACAGAGGATTTTGAGCGGGAATATATGCAATACACGCTTCCCGGAGGGACGAATTACGGTGAGCTGGTTTTCACGCTGCCGGACATCGGTGGGCGTGGATTTGCCGGAGGGCACTTTCGGGAGCCGAACGTCTTCGCGCATGTCCGATTCAAGGACCGCATAGACACGCAGGGACGTAAGATGCTTTTTCTTGAAGAAGTACAGAGTGATTGGCACGAGCGGGGGAGAAAGAGTGGGTATGCCAACTTGGGAGGCATTTCCTTCCGTGAGGCTCTAAAGGCTTATACGGTGTTTTTGGATCAGCATGGGGGTACTGAAGAGACAATTCCTGACGCCGTCGGGACGCGTCTAGCGGTAGATGGGGGTTTCATGACAGAGGAGCAACGCGACGCATACATGACTAGTGATGTGAATGGCACTACGGGCGTTCCTGATGCTCCTTTCAAGAAGACGTGGCACGAGTTCGTCATGAAGCGCATGCTACAGAAGACCGTGGACGGGGGGTATGACGCGCTCGGCTGGACGACCGGCGATCAGCAAAATACGCGATATTCGTTGGAGATGCACTTAACTGAACTGTGGTATGATCGTGATAAGAGGAGACTATCTGGTCGGGTTACAAAAGAAAGCGATCGGATAGTCATAGAAAATAATGTGATGCCTGAGGATTTGCCGGCCATCATTGGAGAAGAGTTGGCCGATCGTCTGATGAGTACTCCTCTTCTTGAAGATGAGTTCTTTGATAACGTGCATTTCCTTGAAGGAAAGGACATGAAAGTCAGTGGTTCCGGCATGCGTGGCTTCTACGATAAGATGCTCGTGGACTACGCGAACAAGCTCGGCAAGAGAGGCGAAGCGCGAGTAGAAAATGGACAGATAAACATACTTACTGAACATCGCGTTTTGCGTGTGGATGCCGATGATTTTGATATTGAGAATGCCAAAGCCGATGCACAAGGCAACACAGTTATACATGAGCTCGTGCTGACCGATGCGCTGAAGACGCAGGTCCGAAACGTCGGGTTTGAACTTTTTCAAGAGGGAGAACGCGGCAAGATCAGCTTCGGACCGGATCGCGAAGTGAATATCGCGTTGTTGGAGAACGCTGACTTCTCGACGTTCTTGCACGAGTCCGGACACCTCTATCTGGAAGTGTTCACCGATTTAATGAAGGAGAACAAGGCACTCATTCCGGATTATGCGCGCATCCTAGACTTCATCGGCGCGAAGCCGGGAGCGGTTCTGACGACGGAGCAGCACGAGAAGTGGGCGCGCGCGATCGAGACGTATTTTCGCGAAGGACGCGCTCCTTCACTTGATCTCCGAGAAGCGTTTCGTCGTTTTCGCACGTGGCTCATGGCGCTCTACGCAACGATGCGCGGTCTGAACGTCAGGATGACAGACGAGGTGCGCGGCGTCATGGATCGCATGTTCGCGACGGATGTAGAAATTGATTCAGCGGAGAACGAAGCGGCGGTGACGCCGCTCTTCACGGATGCCGCGAGCGCAGGTATGTCAGAAGAGGAATTTATGACGTACCGCGATGAAGTGCAACGCGCTCACGATGCCGCCGTGGAGAAACTACAATTTAAACTCATGCGCGAGCAGCAGCGTGAGCAGACGGCGGAATGGCGCGCGCGGCGCGCGGCGATGGCCGACGAAGTCGCACAGGAGGTCAATAGGCAACCAGTCTACGCTGCGCTGCTCGCGCTTCAGCGCGGCGAGCGGCCGGACGGAACTTCATTGGATGCGCCGATCAAGTTAAGCAAGGACGAGATCGTTGCTCTGAAGGATGAGGCGTTCCTTCATCGCTTGCCACGTCCGTACGTCTATGCGAAGGAGGGCGGCGTCAACCTCACGCAGGCGGCGGAGCTGTTCGGCTTCAGCTCGCCTGATGAGATGTTGACCGAGCTGGCGTACTCACCGCATCGCGACGTAGCGATCGAGCGCCTCGTCAATGAGCGTCTGAAAGAAAAGTACGGCGATCTGCGACTGGACGGCGCGGTTTCTGATGAAGCTGAGAAAGCGGTGCTCGGCGCGCAGCGCGAGACGATCATCTTGGCGGAGCTGCGCGCGCTGCGGGCGCGCGAACGGCTGGTTAAACCGCAAGTCACGCAAGCGGTGAGTGAAGCGCTGACGGCGGAACGTGCTGAGCGCGCGTATGAGCGTCGTTGGCTGGAAGCAGAGCGCAAACTGGCGGTACTCATCGAGCGCGGCGCGAAGCAGGAAGAAGTTGACGCGCTGCGCGTACAGATCGCCGAGCAGAAGGCATCGGCGCTGCGCGGACGCGCGACGCTGCGCGTCGCGACGCCGTCGCTAGCGACGGTGCGCGCGCTGGCCGAGGAGCGCATCGCCGACACCAAAGTGCGTGATTTGCGCCCGCAGACACACTGGGTCACGGCGCGACGCGCAGGGCGTGAGGCGATCGCCGTCGTCGCCAAGCAGGATTGGATCGCCGCCGCGAATGCCAAGCAAGCGGAGTTGCTCAGCGTCGCGCTCTATCGTGAGGCGACGAGAGCTCAGGAGCGCGCGGATCGCATCGCGCGCTACGCGCGGCGGCTGGACGACTCCGCCGCGCAAGAGCGACTCGGCAAGGCCGGGTCGGAGTATCGCGATCAGATCAATAGACTACTTGAGCGATTCGACTTTACGCGTTTGTCGCTCGACGCGATTGATAGGCGCGCGTCGCTCGCAGCATTCATCAAATCGCAGGAGGACCTCGGACTGCCTATCAACATCTCGGAGAAAATGCAGAACGAGGCGTTTCGCAAGCCGTGGCGCGAGATGACGATGGAGGAACTGGAAGGGTTGCGCGACGTACTGAGGCACGTGGAGCATCTCGCGCGACTCAAGAATACGCTGCTGACGGCACAACGACAGCGCTCTTTCGAATTGGCGCGCGCTGAGGTCGTCGGCACCATCGTGAGTAATGCCAAGCGTGTACGTCCCGTCGAACTAGAGACGCGGCTGCCCTCTGGAGAGGTGGTACGCGCGATACAGGGCTTCTTCGCGTCGCATCGCAAGTTGAGCAGTCTGCTGAGGGAGATGGGAGGATTCGTAGATGGCGGGCCGCTCTTTGATTACCTGCAGCGCCCCATCAATCGAGCGGCGGATGCCAAGACGACGCTCACGCAGCAGATCACGATGGACCTGCACAAGCTCTTCGACGGTACGTACTCGAAAGTTGAGATGGTCGAGATGTATAGAAAGACGGCGGCTCCGGCGCTCGGCACATCGCTTACGCGCATGGCGCGCGTGATGATGGCGCTCAACTGGGGCGCTGAAGACAATCGCGTCAAGCTTGTCAACGGGTTGAAGATCGCACTCGGCCGCGAGGTGACGGAGAGCGACGTCGAGGCGACGTTGACAGCGCTGGAGAAAAAGGACTGGGAGTTTGCGCAATCCGTCTGGAACTATCTGCGCACGTACTGGCCGCAGATGAAGGCGCTGGCTGAGGAACTGGATGGCGTGGCACCGGACGAGATCCCTGCCGCGCTGGTGACGACGCGCTTCGGCGAGTACGCGGGTGGTTACTTTCCGCTCGTGTATGACGAGCGACTCTCGCGCGTCGCACGCCAGCACACTGTTGAGAAGCGCGCCAGTGAAGTGCGTCGTGCGTCGGCCGTGCGCGCGAGCACGAAGGCCGGATCGCGCTACGCGCGTGTGACGGACGTGCAATTGCCGGTGCGGTTGGATTTTGGCGTCATCTTCGAGCATCTGGAGGATGTCGCCATGGACCTGACGCACACGCGCATGTTGATTGACGTCAATCGGTTGCTACGCAGCGACGAGATCGAGGAAGCGGTCCGTACGCACTACGGCGACGTGGTCTATCAGAGCATACTCTCCACGGTGCGCGATATCGCGGCGGGTGATCTGCCCGCGCAGAATTGGTTTGATCGTTCTCTCAACTGGGTACGCACCGGCACGAGCATCGTCGGTCTCGGCTGGAACACGATCACCGCCGCGATTCAGCCGCTCGGATTGACGCAGAGCGTAGTACGCATCGGTCCCAAATGGGTTGGAAAGGGTCTCGCGCGTTGGATGCGCGACGCTGCGCACATGGAGAACTCATACAAGTGGATCACAGCTAAGTCAGAATTCATGGCGCATCGCGGACGCACGCAACTGCGCGAGATTGACGAGCTGCGCAATCACATCGGCATGGCTCAGAACAAACTCGCGACCTACGCTGATCTAGGGCTCTCCAAGGCGACGCTCGGCGTGCTGGATCTACAAGACTTGCAGGACTCATTCTTCTGGTTCATTACACGGATGCAACTCGTCGCCGACATTCCGACGTGGCTCGGACAGTATGAAAAGATGGTGGCTGAGGGACGCGAAGAGAGCGAATCCGTGGCGCTGGCGGATCAGGCCGTGATCGATTCGCAGACGACCGGCATGATCAAGGACCTCGCGGCGGTGCAGCGCGGCAATCCGGCGCTGAAGTTGTGGACCAACTTCTACAGCTTCTTCAGCGCGACGTGGAACCTGCACGCTGAAAGCGTGGCGAGAACTGACTTCAAAAAACCCGTCAGCATCGGGCGGCTCGGCGCGGATCTATTGTTGCTCTCTGTCGTGCCTGCCGCGATGAGCATGGCGCTACGCAACGCGCTACGCGGTAACGATGATCCGGATGACTGGACGTGGAATGAACTGCTACATCAAGAACTGGCGTGGCTCGCGGGCATGCTGGTCGGTTTTCGCGAGCTGGCGGGCGTGCTGCAGGGTTATCACGATTACGAGGGACCGGCAGGAGGACGTATTTTCAGTGAGGCCGGCAAACTCATTCAGCAGGTTGAGCAAGGAGAGTTCGATCGAGCGCTCTGGCGCTCGCTCAACCAATCAGCGGGTGTTCTCTTTCACTATCCAGCCGCGCAGGTGCAGCGGTCGGTCGAGGGTTTCATTGCGTGGCAGGAGAATAAGGCGCCGATCAGCGCGCTCGTCTTCGGTCCGTCTCTCAAGAGGTGATTTAACGTGACGCTCACGAATCTCGTATCGCGCAACTCCTATGAGGGGAGCGGCATCGCCGGGCCGTTCCCGTACACGTTCAGGATCTTCGCCGCCACTGATCTGCTCGTCGTGCGCGTGGACACGGACGGACTGGAGAACGTACTCAGCTATCCGACGCACTTCACAGTCTCCGATGTGGGGGAGGAAGGGGGCGGTGAACTCACGCTGACCAGCGTGCTGATCGTTGGTGAAACGCTGTCCATTCGTCGCGTCCGCCCGCTGACGCAGGAGACTGACCTTCGAAATCAGGGAGCGTTTTTTCCTGAGATACATGAAGATGCCTTCGACCATCAGACCATGCTCGCGCAGCAGCTCAAGAACGATCTACGCGCCGCTGCGCATCTGGCGGAGTCTATCGATCCGGATGACTTCGACACGACGCTGCCGCCGAATCTCGTTTTCGGCGACGCCATCGTCGTGCGCGGCGACGGCGCGGGGTTCAGCCAGGCGGCGATGTCGGCGGCGCAGCTCTCGGCGTGGAGCGCGACGCAGAACGTTTCGCAGGATGCCTTCACTGACGGCGTAGACTTTACTGCCGGAGTCACGACGGAGCTGACGCTATCCGAACCGCCGGGAAACGAGCTCAACGTGTTCGTCATCCGGCGCACTTCAGGGGTGGACATTCTGTACATGTCGGACGAGTACTCGCTCAGCGGCGTGACGCTGACCTTCGCCGCGCCGATTCCGGCGGGCACAACGCGCGTCGAGGTACGGTATCTCTACACGTATCAGGTCAATCGCGTGCTGTCGCAGAACATCGTCGGACAGGTGCTCGCGTCGCAGGTGGACTACGCACACGACGGAACGGGCGCGGTTACGCGCACGTTAGAGGCGCGATTGCGTGAGGAGCTGTTCGCCGGAGACTTCGGCGTGGTCGGTGACGGCGTTGCGGACGACACGGACGCCGTCAATCTGGCGGCGACGGCGGGCGAGACGCTGAACGCGGTGGTACGCTTCGGTCGCAAGTGCGTGCTACTCACCGGTCCGGTGACGTTCGGCGGACCGGGCTTCATCTTCGACGAGGTCAGCTACGGTGAGGAGGGTGACGTCGGCTTCGCATGTGAGGCAGGTGCGTACACGGCGGTGACCGTGACCGGAGCGCCGACGCATCTCGTCGGCACCGTCTACGGCGTCGGCGGCGCGCGACCAACGGTCAATCTCATCTATCTCAGCAACATTCAGCGTGTGACGCACGTCGCGCTCCGCGCGTACAACGCTGACGGATTCGGCATCAAGATAGACAAAATTTGGGACCCGATCGTACAACTGTTCGCCGCTGAGGACTGCGGCAACGCGACGCACTATGCTTTTTCAATGAATGACGGCGGTGACACCTGCAATTCGGCACACATTCTTCGACTACAGGTCGAGGGCGCGAACAAGAAAGCCATCTTCATCAGCTCCAACTCTATCACTCTCAGCGTGGACTCTATCCACTCTGAAGGGGCGATTCCTGACGTCGCACATGTCACGTGGACGCTCGGCGGCGGCTCATGTTCCTACCGACAAGGACGTTTCGCTGCGATCTCGAATCCAGGAAACGCCAAACTCTGGCTGCGTGGACAGCACGCGACCTACGATACGATCCGAGCCGAGGACGTCGCCGTTGATCTGGAGGGAGAGAACGGCACAAGCATCACACTGATTGAGCCTAACTTCACCGGCGTCGTGCGTGAGTATCCGGATCAGAGTGGCCAGCTCATCATTCTGGGCGGCAACGCGGCAGAAATCGCCGCCAACTGGACGGGGCCGACTGATCGGCGCTTCTTCATCGGCTCAACCGATTATCAGGAAGGTGAATGGGTACCCGCGTTGAAGTTCGGCGGTGCATCTACCGGCATGGTATACTCAGTGCAAGAGGGTTTCTACACGAAGGTGGGCAAGCTCGTGCACATCACGTTGAACATTTTGTTAACCTCGCCGGGTTCCTCGGTGGGAGATGCGACGATTGAGGATCTTCCCTTCGTCGCTGGACAAACAGCGGCGGCGCAGCTCGCGTTCTACGCAAATCTGAGCGGCGTCTCGTCGCGCACGCCGATCTGTCGCATTGACGCCAGTGGAACGACCATCATCCTCGCGTGGAACAACGTAGACGGTGCGCCGGGACAATTGCAGGAAGCTGAGTTTGAGAACGGAACGCATCTGATCATGTCGGCGACCTATCGGATGGTCTGATGCCTCGCGCCGTCTCACACGCTTCGGCTCGCACCGTCCAGGATCGGACGGTCGCGGAGGCCGTGCGTCAGGCCAAAATCGCCATTCAGAACGATCTGAGCGTGACCGTCGAGACGGCGACGACGGTGGCGTGGAGCGGCGTGACCGGGACGCCGACGACGCTCGCGGGATACGGGATTGCTGATGCCTACACGAAGACGACGACCGACGGACTGCTCGCAGCGACGCTCGCGACGGCCGAAACATACGCAGACGGTGTCGGAGCAGCGACGCTCGCGACGGCTGAGGCATATACAGACTCGTCACTGGCGGCGTTTGTCGGCACGGCAAACATTGCGACCGTCGGCACGATCACGTCCGGCGTCTGGAGCGGGACGGTCGTTACGACGGCGTACGGTGGCACGGGTCTCGCGTCGTGGACGGCGGGCGATCTTCCGTACTACGCGGCGGGCACGCTCTTGTCCAAGCTCGCGATTGGAACCTCAACCTACGTGCTGACGTCGAGCGGCGCGGCGCCGCAGTGGTCGGCGAATCTCGCCTACGGCGTGCTCCCGTCGGGCGCGGGGGCGTGGGACACGGGCGCGGCGACGACGCTGACGATCACGCGCTCGCTCACGGTTTCGGGCACGCTCACGGGCACGCTCACGGGCTCGATCACCGGCAACGCGGCGACGGCGACGGCGCTCGCTACGGCGCGAGCGATCAACGGCGTGGACTTCGACGGGACGGCGGCGATCACGGTGACGGCCGCTGCGGGAACGCTGACGGGCACGACGCTCAACGCGACGGTCGTCTCTTCTTCATTGACATCGGTAGGTACACTCGCTGGCCTTACGGTTACCGCAACGATCACTGGCTCTGTCTCGGGAAACGCGGCGACGGCGACGAACGTTGCGGCTTCGGGAATAACCGGGACGACGCTCGCGGCGAACGTGGTTACGTCCTCGCTCACGACCGTCGGCACGATCGTGGCTGGCGCGATCCCGGCGAGTCTCGTGACACCCGGGACATTCGGGGCGGGAGGACCGTACACATTCCCTGATTATCTACGGGCGCCTTACAGCGGGATTTTCGGACAGACCAGCAACGGTCGTTTCCGCATCGAAGGCACCGGCAGCATCACTGATCCAACGGTAGCGGGGCCGGGTATCGAGATGTGGGGCGATGAAGGCGGCACGAGTTACATACTCGTCTACAACCGCACAACGGCTGCGCGCTATCCGCTCACGTTTGATGCGCTCTCGTACTATTTCGCTGGAGGAGTGGCAACAACCTTTACCGGCACCCTCGCCGTGACGGGGGCGGCGACGTTCAACGCCAGCGGAAACGCCATCATCATTAGTGCGGCACTCGCCCGCACTACGATGACTTCTACGACCGGCACCAATGCCGTCTATCACAGTTGGACGAACTCGGGCAGTACGGGCTACGTTGGTGCAGAATCGTCGGTAGCTGGTGGGATCTTCACGGGTTCGTCCGCCTACGCAACGGTGTTCTATACGACCGCCACCGACATTCAGATCATTCGCGGCGGCACTGGCGTTACGACATTCGGCGCAACTGGGGTGACGACGAGCGGCACCCTCGCTGTGACGGGAGTGCTCAGTGCCAATGCTGGTGTCACAGTTAGTACAGGGACATTCGCCTCTGGCAAGATTTACAAAGATGCCACGATTGGATTGACGATAGGATCAATCACGGGCAGTACTCACGACTTCTATCTCGTCACTCCAACAGGTAGCGGCATTCTCAATGTGCCGACCGGCACGAATACGGTCGGAATGGTAGGAGCTGCGACGATCGGCGGCACCCTCGCCGTGACGGGGACAGCCACTGTGCCTCGTATTGTCGCGTTGCACACATCAAATCCATTCCTCCAGCTCTCCAAGACTGATGTCACTGCGCGGTCGGGATTCGTGGAGATTGCCGGCGACGATTTCCGTCTCTACTACGAGGGAGCGCCTCGGCTGTTGATCTCAGCTACCGGCGCCGTGGAGGTTCCCGGCACCCTCGCCGTGACGGGGGCACTGACGGCATCGGCTCGTGTGTTGGCGACAGGTGACATTACCTTCGCTGGCATCTCAAGCGGTTCTGTCGGCTCGATCGGCCTCAATGCGACGAGCGGACTGCTCGTCATAGGCAAGACTGGCACTGTCTATGACTTCCTGCTGGCGAACGGAGTTGGAACGGCCATACTGTATAATACGACAGGAACAACGAGCTTGATTGCAGCAGGCACGTTCGCTGCCACCAGCTTCTACTCCACGATCCTCGACTCGAACGCCGCCAGCGATCTCCTGCTCAAGCGGAACAACGTCACGCAGCTCACGCTCGGCTCGTCCCTCGCGACGTTCGTCGGCGTGGCGGCGGCGACGGCGTTCTACTCGACCGTTTTCGACTCAAACGCGGCCAGTGATCTCCTGCTCAAGCGAAACAACGTCACGCTGGTCACGGTGGGAGCGAGCGCGCTGACGATAGCGGAGCACGTGGAGGCGTTCGGCTATAACGTGTCCGCCGCAGAGTTCCGATTCGCGTACGCCAGTTCGCAAACTCAGATTACGGCTGATCAGAACGACTACGCTGGCTGCGCCGTCGGCTCGTTCTTTCAGCTCACGAGCAACGCGGCGCGCACCATCACGGGTATGACCGACGGTGTTCTCGGGCGCGTGATCTGGATCTACAACGCGGGTGCCTACGCGATCAGCTTCGCGAATCAGAGTGCTTCATCTAGCGCGAGCAACCGCGTCATCACGGGAACCGGCGCGACTCGCTCGCTGAACCCCGGCCTGAACGCGATGTTCATCTGGGAGAGTCTCAACAACCGCTGGCACTGGGTAGCCTAACTTCGGAGGATTCATGAACGTCAGCAAAGGACTCAGGATCGAGCGCGTGACCTACGGTCACCGCGCGCCAATTGAGATCATCGTCACGCCGCTCTGGCTGGCCGATGACGGTTCGGTTGCCGCCGCGCTAGCGCAGGAGGCCGTCCACACGACGCAGACGAAGCTCACCACGCGCGCCGTCGTCAACGGCCGCGC